ATAGTATATCAACTACTGATGCAAATCAATTTAGTAAATTTTTTAAATTTTAAAAGGTAGAATAATGGAAAAAAGTAAATTACAATCATTTATTAATAGATACTACTTAGCAGGAAACTGTGAAGCTGTAACTGTTAAATCAAATGGAGAATCTGTTAATTGTGAATTAATAGATACAGATCAAACCGTAGTAGGCAAAGTTAAATGGAAAACAGATCCATTTATGTCAGGAGAATTAGGAATAAATCACACAGGAGCATTAACAAAAATGTTATCAGCAGTTGGTGAGAAAATTAATATTAATGTTCAAGAAGCACAAGGTAAAAACTATGCTATGAAAATTAAAGAAGGAAGTACAACAATGACGTTTATGTTAGCAGATACATCTGTTATTCCTGCAGTTCCTTCTATAAATTCAGAGCCAAATTATAATGTAGTAATTGATATTAATGAAGAATTTATTAATAAGTTTATCAAAGCAAAAAATGCTCTACC